GCCTCGCCCTCGCCCAACACGTTGCGGAGGTGCTATGGCCTGCTTTACGGACAGCGAAGGCCGGCAGTGGGGCCTGCGGGTGGACGTAAGCGCCCTGCGTCGCGTCAAGAGCCGCCTGGGCATCAACCTGGTGGACGTGGTGGGCGGGGAGACGCTGAGCCGGCTGGCCAACGACCCGGTCCTGCTGGTGGACGTGCTCTTCGTCCTGGTCGAACCCCAGGCCCAGAGCCGCGGCGTGGACGCCGAGGCCTTCGGGGCGGCCATCACCGGCGACGTGCTGGACGAGGCCACGGCGGCCCTACTGGAGGCCCTGGCGGATTTTTTCCCGAGCCGCAAGGCGGCGGTGCTCCGGCGGCTGATCGCGGCGAGCCGGCGGCACGAGGAGACGATCCTGGCGGAGGCGGAGCGGATGCTGGCCAGCGGCGAGGTGGACGACCTGATTCGGCGGGCGATCTCTGGCAAACCATCCACCAACTCGCCGGACTCGTCGGCGTCGATCCCGGACCGTTCACCCTCCGGGAACTCGTCTGGCTCGTCGAAGGACGCATGAGGCCGGAGCGGGTCCGGTCCTGGCAGGCGGCGGCGCTGCTCGCGCTGCTGGCCAACGTCCACCGGGACCCGCGGCGAGGGCGGCGGCTGCGGATCGAGGACTTCGACCCCTATGCGACGCCCAGCCGGCAGGGCGGCCTGCCGCTGACCCGGGCGACGATTCAGGCGGTCCGGAAGATGATCGCGAGCGACCGACGATGTGGGAAGCCCTGAAATCGGCGTGCCGGGCGCTGCCCTATCTGGCCCGGGCGCTGTGGTTTTGGCTGACCAGGTGGCGGGCGAGGGAGCGGAGCCGTGCACGGGACGAAGCGGACGAGGTGGCCGGCGGGCGCGGTCCTGGCGCTGCTCGCCGGTGCGGTCGTAAGTTGCGGGATCTCATGCGGGACACCGAGCCGTAGGCCCTTCGCGGCCTCGGAGTCTGTGGCGGTCTTCTCCGACGCCGTTTGGGCCCAGGACGAGGTGGGCCGGTGGCACCTGGTCTCGGCCACGTGGGAGTTCGAGCCGGAACTGACCCCGGCGGACATCCGCTACCAGTTCCGCGAGGGCCGGGTCCTGACGCCCGGATACTTCGCCCAGGTTCTGAAACGGCTTCAGCGGCTCAAGGAGGTGCGTGATGAGAGCGATTGAGATCGGGCTGATCCTGGCCGCCCTGGTGGGCCTGGCGGTCTGTATCGCGGGGTGTGAGCCCCAGAGCCTCCGGCAATACGGCGAGGCGGGCTACACGCTCTACACGCAGTGGATCGCGCAGAGCCAGGCGTGGCCCGAGGACGTGCCGCGCCTGACGCCCGAACAGGTCCGGGCGTTCGCCCAGGCGTCCTGGGCCGAGCACGAACAGGCCGTTGCGTGGGTCCGTGCCCACATCGAGGCCACCCGGAAGGAGGACGACTGATGAACGCCTTGCTCCAGGCCGTCTGGGAGTTCTTGAACTCCCCGCTGGGGATCACCCTGGCCGCGGCCGTCGTGCTCTACGTGCTCCAGCGCCTTCGAGCGTCCTATCCGCAGTGGGCGAAATACGAGGGGGCGATCATCGAGGCGATCAAATACGCCGAGAAGACGATCCCCGACGACCACCCGGACCGAGCCGTGGCCCGGTTCGACACGGCCCTGGCCTACGTGCTTCGCCTTTACCGCGAGGCCAACAAGGGGCGCCTGCCGGGCAGTGCCGAAGTCCAGGCCATCAAGGAAGGCATTCGGGTGAAACACGCCCAGTTGGAGGCGGCCGGGGCGCTCTAGTCTGGAGGACGGCGGTGGCCGGGTTTACGATCCTGCCCGCGACTGCGCTGCGGGTGTCGGTCGATTACCACATGTTCTTCGACCGTCGGGCGGTCCGCCGGGCAGTGGACAAGGCCCAATACCGGGTCCTCATGCGGGCCGGCCAATACGTGCGGCAGGTGGCCAAGCGGAGCATCGTCCGCCGTCCCGGTCCCGCCCCTCCTGGGCACCCACCCCACAGCCATGTGGGCCTTCTGCGGGACCAGATCTTCTACGGCTACGACCGGGCGGCCGGGTCGGTCTTCATCGGCCCGCGCGTCTTGAGCCGCCACGACGTGCCGGGCCTGCTGGAGATCGGCGGCCTGACGAGGAACCGTCGAGACGCGCGGCCCCGGTATTACCCCCCGCGGCCCTACATGGGGCCGGCGCTGGAGCGGTCGGCCCGCAAGATTCAGGAACTCTGGCGAGACAGCGTGCGGGGCTGAGGCATGGCCTACGTTCGAGACATTCGGGCCGGGCGGGCCACGGTCGAACTGACGACGAAGGACCGCCTGGAGCGGGGGCTGGCGCGGGCCCGGGCCCGGCTCCTGGCCTTCGGACGCGAGGTCCGATCGCTCGGCTCGGGGATGCTGACGGCCGGCGTGGGCGTGCTGGCCCCCCTGGGCTTGGCCGCGAAGGCGTTCGCCGACTTCGAGCGGCAGATGGCCAACGTAGCGACCATGCTGGACCGCCCCGCCGAACACATGGAGCGGTTCAAGCGGGGCATCCGCGACATGGCCGCCGAGTTCGGCGAATCGACCGAGGCCCTGGCCGGCGGCCTCTACGACATCCTCTCGGCCAGCGTCGAGCCGGCCAAGGCCCTGAAGGTGTTGGGCGCGGCCGTGAAGGCCGCCAAGGCGGGGATGACCGACACGAAGACCGCCGCCGATGCCCTGACGACGGTCCTCAACGCCTACGGGCTCTCGGCCGACGAGGTGGGCCGGGTCTCGGATGTGCTGTTCAACGTGGTCAAGCGCGGCAAGACCACCTTCGCCGAACTGGCCCCGACGGTCGGCCTGGTGGCCTCGACGGCCGCCAGCGCCGGCGTCAGCCTCGAAGAGTTCGGGGCCGCCCTGGCCACGATGACCCGAAACGGTGTCCGGACCGAGAACGCCGTCACGGCACTGAACGCCATCCTCTCGACCTTCATGAAACCCTCCAAGGAGGCGGCCGACCTAGCCCGCCGGCTGGGCTTCGAGATGTCGGCCGCCACGCTCAAGACCGAGGGGCTGGCCGGCGTTTTCCAGCGGATCGCCTCACTCAACCCCAACCAGATCGCCCAACTGTTCCCCAACGTGCGGGCCATCCGGGGCGTGATGCCGGCCCTGCGCGACCTGCGAGGGTTCCTGGACGACGTGCAACGGATGGGCCGGACCGGCGCCACCGAGGAGGCGTATCGGAAGATGGCGGGGACGCTCTCCCACGCCTTCAACCAGATCAAGCAGGCGGCCGTGGTGGCGGCCGGCGAGATCGGCGAGGCCCTGGCGGGGTCGATCCAGAACCTCGTCCAACGGGTCCGCCAGTGGCTCGATGAGGCCGTGGCGTGGGTCCGGCAGAACCGGGAACTGATCGGGCAATACGCCGAGATGGCCCTGAAGATCGGGGCCTGGGTCGCGGGCATCGGGGCCGCTCTCGTCGCCGTCGGCAAACTGGCCACGGCCCTGGGGACACTTATCGGGGTGGTCAAGGGCCTGGCCGCCGCGTGGGCTTTCCTGAAGGCCGGCACCTTGGCCGGCCCCATCACCGCGGCCGTGGGCGTCGTGGGGCTGCTTGCCGTGGCGCTGGACCGGTGGGCCACGGCCCACGCCAGGGTCACCGACGAGGCCCGGCGGTGGCGCCGGGAACAAGACGCCCAGCGGGCCGCCGACCTGGACCGCCTCCGTCGGTTGCAGGCCCTGGCGGAGAAGGAGCGCCTCAACCAGCAGGAGATGCAGGAAGCCGAGGGGCTGGCGCGGGCCCTGCGGGAGCGGTATGGGGACCTGGGGATCACCGTCGATCGGACCACCGGGGCCATCACGGGGCTGGCGGAAGCCCAGAGACACCTTACGGACGCCATGCGGCAGGCCCGGATCATCGAACTGACCCGGGAACTGGACGAATATCGCCGCAACATCGCCGAACTCCGCAAGGAACAGGAAGACCTCCGCTGGAAATGGTTCGGGATCTCGCCGACCGGCCGAACCATCGAGGCCGTGGGCGCGGAGATCGAGGACCAACTCCGCCGGTTCGGCGAGACCAAACGGCTCCTTGAGAGGCTGCAAGAGCCGGGACCGGCAGGGCCCGATGCGCTCACCGGCCGGCCTGGGCCGTCGGGCCGGCCCGGGACGGCGGGCGGCGGCGAGGCGACCGCCCAGCCCACCGAAACGGCCCTCGAACTCGAAGAACGCCTGGCCCGCCTCCGAGCGGAGGCCATCGCCGACGCGCACCAGCGCGAACTCCAGTTGATTCGCCTGCGGTATCAGGCCGAGGAGCGCCGGCTCCGCGAGCGCGGGGCCACCGAAGAGGAGTTGGCCAAACTGCGCGAGGCCCGCGACCTCGAAATCCACAACGCCAACATGCGATACCTGCGGGAGGAGCAGGAGGCCCGCGAGCGGGCCCTCCGGGAGGAACTTTCGGCCCGCATGGACGCGCTCGACCGCTCCACAGCCTACGAGGAGAACCTTCAGCGGCAGATCGAGGAAGCGCAGGCCGACCTTATCGAAGACGACCAGGAGCGGGCACGAAGGCGGCTGGAAATCGAATACAAATACGCCCTCCGCGAGGCCGCCCTGGCCGGGGCGAACCTCGACAAGGTTCGCGAACTTTTCGCGCTTCGCCGAAAACTGCTTCAGCAACGGCTGGAGGCTCCCGAGTCGGCGATGCGGGTCCGGGGCACCTTCGGCGGCGGGGCGGTCCGCGGTCTCATCGAGGGCACCCGCCTGGCCGAACGCACGGCCCAGGCCACCGAACAGACGGCCAAGAACACCGAGGCGATGCGCCGCCAACTGCAGTGCGGGACGCTGGTGTTTACGGGGTAGAAGATGGCGGTCTATGTGATCGACGAGTCGAACTTCACCGACGGGACCCTCGCCGGCTTGCGCATCGTGCCCGGCGAGGGCCTGCGGGCCGACTTCGTCGAACACGCTCCCGACGCCGACACCCTCGGCCTCTGGCACCTCCACGACGGGGTCCACACGGGCGAAGGCACGGGCCTTGTGGACGCCTCCGAAGGCGGCCATGACCTGACGAACTACGGGGCCGACCCCGTCGAGGACGGCTACCGCTTCGACCGCGCCGACGGCGACTACATGGACGCCTCTTACCCCGGCCAGCCCGAACGCAGCGCCCTCACCCTGGAGGCCTGGGTCCGCGACTGGACCCTCCCGCTCGACGCCTACGGGACCATCGCCATCCTCTGGCTTGACGCCAGCAACTATCTCCAACTCCGAGCCAAGCGAGCGGCTACCAGCGTCATCCGGGCGGAAATCGTCGTCGAAGGCACTACCGTCGGAGCCGCCGCTTGGACCGGAGCCGACGCCGAGACCGTCCTGGCTGGCACCGACCCCTGGCACGTGGCCGCCGTCTTGGAGGCCCCGAACCGGCTGAGTCTCTACGTGGGCGGGACGAAGCGGGCCGAGGACACAACCGTCTCCCCTCTCCCCGCCGGCGACTACCTCCTCCGGCTCGGCCGATACGGCTCCGGCTGGACCGGCTACGACCTCTCGGCCACCCTCGACGAGGTCCGCCTCTCGGCCACGGCCCGCTACGATGCCGATTTCACGCCCTACCGGCTCCGGGCCGACGGCCTCTACACAGGCCCCATCTACACCGGCGCCGCGGACCGCGACCGCTGGGACCTCTCGGCCGTCGCATCGGGGCCGGCGGGCACGGCCCTCGCCTGGGAGGCCCGGGCTGCCGACGCCCTCGACGCCCAGGGCGAGCCCCAGGCCGCCTGGGCCTCCTGGGACGGCGACCCCGCGAACCTGCCGCGCGGCCGTTACCTCCAGTGGCGGGCCGCCTTCGGCGTCGATACCGACCGCCTTCTGACGCCCACTTTGACCAGCGTGACTACCCGGACGGTGTATCTGGGCACCCACTGCGTCCGGGTGCCCATCACGCAGACCTACCGCGCCCGGGCCGCCATCAACCAAACCGTGCGGCTGAATGCGAGGATGGAGCCCTGACCCATGATCCGCGTCGGCGATTACGGCACCGAAATCCTGATCACCGTGACCGACCCCGCCGGGACGGCCCTGGACATAAGCGGGGCCACGGCCAAGACCCTGCACCTCGAAAAGCCCGACGGTTCCACCCTCACCAAGGACCTGGCCTTCGTCACCGACGGGACCGATGGCCAGTTGACCTGCGACCTGCTCGACGGCGAGGTCGATCAGGCCGGCCTGTGGTATCTCCAGGTCGAACTCACCACCCCCGCCGGCCACTGGCGAAGCCAGCCGACGCCGGTGCCGGTGCAGCGGGCCCTCTAGAAAGGAGAGCCGTCGATGGCCATTGCCATCGAAAAGGCCGTCAGCCGAAGCCACTCCAACGGCCAGCAGCGGACCGTCGAGGTCTCCTATCTCATCCAGGG